ATGAAAAAACATATTATTATTTTAGCTTTCCTGGGATTATTTTTGTTGAGCTCCTGTAGTAAATCCTCGTCAACAGAGGGCATTACTAATGAACAAATGTCTCCCAGCTCATTAAGTACAACTAAATCAGAGAATGAATCTAGTTCATCAAACATATCATCTACCCCTTCAACTTCCGACACCGATGTTTTATCCCCTATGCAAACTTTCAAAGCCGTGCTCCTAAATGAACAAACTCTATTATGTACAGACAAATCTCCTTATAATGATTTAGATCATGAATGGAATGGTTACTTGAATGAACTTGCTTATGATTCAAATCCAATAAAAACCCCGCAATTCGCTGTAGTAGATCTGGATGGTGATGGAGTATCTGAGGTCGTGCTGGCGATAGAGGATTATAACGGGTTTATTATCCTGCGATATAAAGAAGGCAACGTATATGGCTTTATTGTTTCATATAGGACAATGTATAATCTCAAAGCAGATGGTTCATTTATGTCATCAAGCAGCTCAAGTGATACTTCCGTGAGCAAGGTGTTGTTTATTGGAGATACTTTTTTTCAGGATGATATGATAAATTCAGTTGGGGGGACTCCTGACATTACCTATTTTAAACATGATATGCCAGTTGATAAGGATACATTTGATAAACACTTAGATTCGTTTGATAGCTTGCCAGATGTAGAGTGGCATGATTACTGTCAACAAGCAATAGACCAATTGCTTGTTGATAGTACAGAAACGAAAGACGTACCGGCAGTATCGAAGTCAGATTCTTACGACAGGCAAAATTATCTGGATACTCTCGCTTATTTAATGGATTTTAGAGCTTACTATAATATCAGTCTTGAAGACCAGGAAGAAGTTAATTTAAATGCCCGCAATTACAAAAATGGCTGTTATAATGAGATGAATAAGATTTTTAAATTATGTTTAGAAAAATTATCTGAAGATGAACTGGAAGTTTTAAGATCCACCCAACAGGAGTGGCAGGAACATTACGATCAAAGACTATCTGAGTATTTAAGTGAGCATAATGCAAATAATATGGAGGATCTTGTAGATCAATCCATGTATTATGAATTGGGTGATATGATGTTAAGGAAAACATTCCTTCTCATAAATCTTTATTATGACTATCATTTTTATGATTGATCCATATTCAACCATTAAAAAGGGCTCTGTGAAAATACTCCATTCACAGAGCCCTAAATCCATATAAAACCAACTCAATCCAGGTTAATAAAAGTCATATTTACATACTCTATTTAGAGGCATTGTCTTTACGATTATTTATTATTGAGCTTGTTTGATCCCACGATTTCCTTAATTAACTTGTCGTCATATATGTGCAGTTAAATACAAGAAAACTACCTGCTGATAATGGATTTATTAATGAAAGTTCTATTCTACCATCATGATACAGAAAACAATAATAAACATCTAGTTTGTCATGCACGGAAACAGCAATTGTACTTGTACCAGCAACTTGCGGAAAACCTGATATGAAATATTGTGTGCCCGCAGATAAAGCCGTTGTAATAGTTACTGTAAGTGCTATTGTAATCATTGCAGTTCCAATAGCGTTACCATTCCTTATATACCCTCCGGATAATGTTCCCCATGTACATGATAATCCAGATGTAAATATACCCGCTATTTGAGTACCATTTGGATGAATAATCATACCACCAGCATCATGATATATTGGCGTAGTTGCTAATATGTTGTTAGACCAACTTGAAAGTTGTGAATTTGTTTCTACTGCAATACCTATATTAAAACCACTACCCGAGATTGAATAAAAGTACGCTTTTGACATAGTATGAATACGTATGGCAGTTCCATTATTTCCCCCCAATGTTGTAATTCCCGACACATATGCACTACTGTTACGAGAAATCGCTATAGAATAATTATTTCCAATTGTATCCAATGATTGTTTTGAAACCGTTGAAATATAAACATTGGACCACGCATTAAAATTACTTCCATCAGTTATTGTTAATGAGTTCATGGTAAATGTACGTGAGGTTTCCGTAACAGAAGAACCGATTGTTAATAGTGATCCTCTTACCAAAACGTGTCCTATGGTTACATTTCCGGATAACGAAAACATTAAGTAACCACTTGTACCAAATCCGGAAATGGTTAAATCTTCATTATATGTCCCGCCAGATATAAATATAGTTGCCTTATACCCATTTAGATCTTTTGGTGCCATTTCTAATGCTTTTGTAATGCTGAAATATGGCCTATCCTGATTACCATCACCAGTTATATCAGATCCTGTATTAGCTGATACATAGATATTGATATCTCCCGTAAGAGGTTTTATGTTTTTCATGAACGTAATTATCTTCCCGAAAAACCGCTTTACACTCTCCCCCGCAGCCGGTACCGGATATTTATCCTCTACGGTTTCCAGAGTTTCAATGACTGTTTCTGATATATCGCCACCAGTTGCATCCACCCGTTCCAATACATCCTGGATTGTAGCCGTTCCGGAAGGATTCACGGAAATATTGAGTTGAGCGGCATCCTGAACAACATTCTGAATATTGTAAATATAAGAGGTAGACGCTACCCCATTGTATTGTGGCATTTCATCTGGCATCTCTGCTGTCACAATAGAAAAAAGGACCTCATGAGTCCCGTCCATTGCATATAGACCAATGTTGTGTATGTAGTAGGTTGACGCAATATCCTCATTACTAAACAGTACCCTGGTCTGAATTATTGTTTCATTAAATACCACTGTTTCCGGATCACAGACTGTTTGCCTGACGCCCTGCATATCCGTCAGACGTTTTAAATCTGCATTTTCCGGATACGCAAAATCGGATGTTTTCGCCTTAGTAATATTCAGCTTAATCTCTCCCGCCAAAGCCCGTGCAATTAATTTTTCTCCCGCAGTCGTCAAAACTGCTTTATTATATTGTCCCATAAAACCTCCTTAAATTGTAATTACCTTAGTTCCACTTACCGTTGATCCCAGACTTAAAACGCCTATAAAATTCTTTGTATTCACCTGCCTGGCGGTAATCTGTAAATGTGCCGGTAAAATATCCCATAGCAAATTGTAAAGAAGATCAACGGCCCCATACCGGTCTGAGGTAATTTTAATATCAATTAAACTTTTTTTACCATCTACCATAACCTCGTATCCATCCACTCCATAAAGCTCCGCCAGACGATCTTTTAAAAACCCTACCGTAAAAGGAACTACCGTATTATATCTCTGCATGATACGGCTTCTTCTGAATTCCAGGCTTTCTCCCTGATAAACAATCCCAAATCTTTTTTCTAAAAGTAAAATAGTTGCTTCATCAGCAGTCTGTATATAACAATTATTCCTCACAGATCGGATACAATCTTCGGCTTCTTCCAGCTCTGTAGCCTCTGTTTCCATTAATTCATTAAACTCAACTACATTTTGAAACCATTCCGGAAGAAGCATTTTCAGATCAACTGCCATTTACCGTCACCTTCCCTAATATCGGCACCTGCTGCAGCGAAAAATCTTCCTTGCATACCACGTCAGATGCCGCACCGTTTATTAATACTTCAGTTACATTTACCACCTCTGGAATATCAAGAATTGCATAAATTATTCTGGATATATACACAGTAACGGCATATTCTATATTCTGGCTTTTCACCATGGTTCCCCATGACTGCCGGACTGACTGAAGATATTCCTCTATTTTCTTTTCTATCTGGCTTTTATAGGCGGAACCTCCATCAGATACAGTATTAAGGAACTGAACCGTAAGAGAAATATTTAACTCTAACTCAGTTCCCGTCCCAATGGTGACTTCTGCCCCAATAGGAGCAAGTCCATAACCACTTGCCGAAGGCACTGTTCCCCCTTCTTCCAAAGGACAAATGGTTTCTTGAACTGCACGTATCAGTTCCTCGCCAGCGGGACGCAGATTCCCGTCAAGAATGCTGCACAGTACTGTACCTCCCCCTTTCCATGCCGGATAAACCTGTACTTCTCCTACTCCGTCTATGGCAAGAATCGCATTGCGGTAAGAGGCTATATTACCTCCAAATGAAGCCACATCAAAAGTTGCCTGATACCGTTCCCTCAAAGAACTATCTTTCTCTTCTTCCGTTCCTGCTGATAAAAGTTCAGTAAGCTCTGCAGAAGTCAGCCCGGTGACATAATCAATTGCTATCAACTGGCCCGTATAATTATTTCCGATCTCTCCGGCAGTTTCACATTTCATTTTATAGGCATAACCAGTCTCCGTCTGCCCAATGTATTCTGTTACCTGGTAAGTCAGGTAGCCATCACCTGTAAGGGCAGAGAAACGGGATCCAACCGGAACCGTTCTGTTAAATACACCCTTCTTAACTGCATAAGTAGATGCTTTTCTCTCAATTCCCCGCTCAGCCACCAGTAAGTCAAGGAAATTACCTCCTGCGGTTTCGGCATAAGCATTTTTTTGTACAGAATCCAGATCAAGATACAAGCCTTCCAGATACCAGCTTTCCGGCCCAAGAGCGGTCTGAATCATGGATCCCTCTCTCTTATCTATGGTATCGGGTACACGATTTAGCTGCCTGCTTAATATATTTCCATAAGTTTTATTACTAAAATCAATCAAATTTCCACCTCCTCTGAAAGAGTACCAAACGCGGTCTTTAACTGAAATCCGCATTTTATTGTACCGGTGTCAGTTATTTCAAAGACAAAGTTATCCACTGACAAAAACCGAGAGTCTACGGAAAATGCCTCTCTGATCCGCCGTTTCAACATACTTGTCACATATTCTGGCGGCTTGCCCACCAGTTTTTTTAACTCTCTGCCAAAATTTGAAGAATAGATCTGGTTTTCATACCGTTCCACACTCAATATAATATCAGCCGCCTGTTTCATGGCCTCCAGACCTTGTCCCATTTTTCTGATTGTCCCAGTTCCTTTGTCAACCAGATATGTATCCGTAGGGTACTCCCTCTTCTCGCCTTCATATAAAAATGCACTTGATGAATCCGGCAATGTTGCCATGTTTTTTCTTCACCTACACTTTCGAAATTACTATATAGCTCTGACCGGAGTCGGCTTTTAAGTACAAAACCTTATCTCCTGGCTTCAGACCTTTATTAATTACTACAGTTTCTCCCTGAACGGTAACAGCCCTGAATCTTACATTATCTGTCATCACTGCCACCGGTTCCGTAACATTTAACCTTGTCGCCTCTATGCAAAGTGTAAGAGGTGAGGCCGATATAACAGTCGCATAACCTGTATCAAGTAAATCCAGGGCTCTTGTTGTATCAATAATAATGGATTGCAGTCTTTCAATTAATTCCACCCAGATATACCTCCTTATCAACAATCCTGGCTTCCAGGTTCATTGTGTGTTCTCCGGCGGCAAAGGTGTGCTTTACTTTATCCAGAATTAATAAGTACCTGGTTTTCAGTTCTGGTACATCCTTAAGTTTAAAGTAAGCCATTGCACCTGCTTTTAAATCCGGTGCTCCGCCGACACCGTTTATGGTTATTGTTTTTAATACCCGGTCATAATATGCCATCATAATATTTCCCTGCTCACTGATCTGGGCATCGTTTAGATTCTCATCCACTTTAACAAAATTCTGGAGTAATCCCCATTTTTTAATTGTTGTCTGATCTTTAAATATATAATTGTCTATCTGACCGGTTTCCTTATTTGATTTCACCAGTTTCACCTGATTATAAGTATCTGTATCAATATCTGATTTATAGGTGTAATCGGTTATAACGCTTCCATCTCCAATCAGAATATCTGATTTCATATTCTGGGCTTCCCTAAGGCATAGCTTTCCGAAATCATCATAAAATACAAAGGTTTTTCCAGTTTTGTATTGAGTTAACATAAGTCCATACTCAATGATATCCAGACATGAAGTATTTTCTTTTGTCAGCTTATCAAACGAGTGTCCGGTATTTTCCAGAACACCCGTTTTCAGCTCCATATCCGTTGCAATCTGCTGAATGATTTCCCCAAGAGTTTTATTGATAAAGCTGTAGCTGGCATTGCATTTTAAGTAACGCAGCTGATCATAGGCCGTAACTGATATCTCTCCCCAGCGGTTTTGCTCAATAACAAAAACAAATCCCAGGAAGATTTCTTTTCCATCAACATAAAATTGAACTCTTGCACCTTCTGTAAGGTTTAGGGATTGGTTTTTAAGTAAAGTAAATGTAAGTGTACCGGCACTTCCGTTTCTGTTGGTTGTATAAGTGACGCTTTCGGTCACAGGGGCATAATCAAATAAGGTATTGGTTTCAGTATTCAAAACCAGAAGTTTATAACTCATCCGGTCACCTGCAGCTGATCTGCCTTAATCCAGCCACGGCTTCCCCCAATCAGAATTGGATATGGTCTGGAAGCATCTGGAATAATCCTGGAGACTACAGTAGATAAGTTATTAGCCGTACCAGTCGGCTTATCCCCATAACTGCTGCTGTAATAGGTGCCATTTGCGATGACGGTGGCTCCTACCCTTAGTTCCAAAGCAGGGGATTCGGCTCTTTGTGAATTATCGGATGTGGAGGAACTGTCTGTATTGTTATTATTTTGCAGGGGTATTTTTATAGGTGTGTAATTCCGGTATTCTTTGAATTTAATCTTGTAGTATACGTCTCCTGCTTCCCCGCCCTTTTCCGTTGTTTCAAAATCTGCAATTACTGCACTGATATTGGTATCATACATCCTGCTCCCGCCTGCATTATACCGGCTTATGACAAGATCACATATTTCCTGATTATCCATGGCATCCTTTATGGCTTCCACATAATCCCCTGGCTCCATCCAGTCATGTCCGTATATCAGCGGATCATCACTGTTCCCCGGGAAATAGGAATCCCAGGATACCTCCATTAAAGAAGGCAGCCTGGGAACTATAATTTCACCTATATCCAATATGTCGTAGGTTTTATGATCGGCCGGATATGAAATGGTATACTCCTTTGGATTAACAGGGAATTCTATGGTGTCTCCACCAATATCTGCAAAAAACTTATATCTGTTTCGCATAATTCCTCCTAGGTTACTAATACATTGCTGCTGACTGACTGTTGTACTCCAAGTATATTGTTTAGCGCACCCACCATGGAATCTACATCAGATCCGCCGCCGCCATGTACAGTCTGGTTGATCGTCGCATTGGTCTGTGGTACCGTCAGATTGACAAGGGCTACATACTGCCGCTCTGATAAATCTCTGAGAAGCTTAATGTTTTCATCAGCAATGTTTACATCCTGATTGATTTTTTCTACGCTGCCTACTTTATCGACACCTGATACATTTCCTATGTTATCAGTCATAGATCCGTAGCCATCTTTATTGCCTCCCAAGGTTCCTGTATATTTACTTATTGTTTCGATAGGATCAAATTTCATATTATCGATTTTTTCACCTATTTTTTCAAAGAATTCTCCACTAGCCGCTGCTGTTTCCTTTACATCAATGTTATTCATTCTTTCTATTTTAATTTCATTTTCACCTAAGTTTTCTTTTACCCAGGATTTAACCTCATCCCTGAATCCGGAAACTGCAGATGTAAGATCACTATCAAGCATTGCATCTATGACACCTGCAGCAGTTTCTACAATACCAAGAATGCCATCAAATACATCAGCGAACATTCGGACTGTCGCGCCTAACGGTTCATTCCAAACATTTGCAAAAAATTCAGCAAAGGAAGCAATGACATTCCAAAGAGCAACAAAAATGTTATATCCAACCGCATAGATGGTTCCAAAAATCTGCCCGACCCAACCGCCTATTTCTTCCATTCCAACGCCTAATTTTTGAGCAGCAATAAAAGCGCTGGCCAGAACGGCTATAAATAACAGTAATGGCCAGTTTGCGACAATCCAGGCCCCTGCTGTAGCCAGTGCACCTCCAACAGTTGACAATGCTACCGCTATTGCAGCACTATTTATAATAGCAAGCATTACTCCGATAGCTGCAAGTACTGGCAATATAAATTCCAGATTATCAACTATAAATCCAGCTCCAGTCGTCAGCATTCCAATTACTCCTTCTGCTACATCAGCCAGAATATCAATTGCACCCACAATTCCCCCAAGGGCTTTCTGTGCACTATCACTGTTTAAAAATTCATTAATGTTCTCTGTAACTCCGCTTAGTGAATAAGTTGCCGCATTTTTTATTAATTCCCAAGCATTAGTCCATGTCATAGGCACACTCTTAAACTCTTCGTTTATATTATCCGTTGCGCCAAGCATGGCATTTTTTACAATGTCTGAGGTGATTTTTCCTTCGGCAGCCAGTTTCCTGACTTCTTTTACAGGTTTTCCCATATAATCGGCAATTGTCTGAATAATATTGGGAGCTGTGCCAGAAACCGCATTAAACTGCTCACTTGTAAGCACTCCGGCTCCCAGTGCCTTGGTCAGCTGTTCAGACGCAGAAGCAGCATCCTGCTGGCTGGCCCCAGCTGACTTTAGCTGCTTATTCATATTTTCTGCAAACGCAACAACTTCATCACTGCTGGAAAAGGCATCTCCTGCCCCCTTTGCTAAGGCAGTAACCGCATCTACAGTTCCAAGATAGCTCATTCTGGTTCGTTGGGCAGACTGATAAATGAGTTCCTGTATGCGGCTGGTTTCCTCCAGTTCATTGCTGGCTGCTCCATTTCCCTCAGCTGAAGCGTTTTCAGAAGGGTGAAAGCTTTTGTTCATTCCATTTACACGGGTATTTGACTGAGACATCTTATCTGATAATCCAATCAGCCCTTTTCCTGCTGTTACTCCCAGCGATCCTATTTTTTTAATTGTGTCCTTTAACTTCTTACCGAATTCTACTGACTGTTTTAATCTTATATTGTATTCGTCCTGCTCTTCCTCAGCCTTTGAAGTATTTGCAACCACCTTTTTTATGTTTTCATTGATTTCATTCATCCCTTGAATTGCCACAAACTGGGAATCTTCTCCCATTTTTTCAATTGAGGCAGTAATGCGATCTAACTGCATTACTGTCTCACTGCTTGACTGTCTTATATTTCCGATTATTGCGCCGGCCGCTCCACCCATGGAACGACGCATGGTCAATTCAGTTTTTACAGCAGCCTGACTAATTCGCCCCAATTGCTCCACCGAAGAATTCCCAAGTTCAATGAACCTGGAAAAAGATTCACTGAACTGGTCACTTACTACTAATTCTCCTGTTATCGTTCCCATCGTTCCTCCTCTACTTCTTAGGTCGGCTTTTAATTTCTTTCACCGCCATCTGGAACATTAATATTCTATCGTTTTCCGGAAGCCTGGCAACTTCCCCGGGGAAGCGGCCGTGGTTAACAAACATGTAGTAAGCCAACTGCACGTCCATATCTCCCCCGTTTAGGAGTTTTTTGCTTCTTCACTCTTCTCTCCCATGCTCTTCATGTCATTTAATTCCAGAATCGCATTGGATAAACGGTTATATTCTCCCACACTCAGCATCTGGGAAGGAACCTCCAGGGGATCTTCTGTTCCGTAATATTTACACATTTCCTGATCGCTGAAATCCGGTTCCTGTACACATGCAAGAATCAGTCTTCTGGTATAAAGAATGCTGTCTGTTTTCTCTACCGGAACGCCATCAACCTTAGCTGTTTTGCGGCTCATGCGGGCAAGCTTCTCATTTTCCTTCTGGGAAATAGCTTTGATCACAAAGGGGACAGGTTTCCCATCTTCTCCTTTAAAACGTTCGGAAATAATCACCTCTTTGGTTACTCCCTCCACTGATGGCTGTAAAAATGCTTTTAATGCACTCATAATATCCTCCTATTCTCCCAGCTGAACCGGGGTTGAAAATGCGTTTAATACTTCTACGTTAGTAAAGCTGAAAGCAATATCCATTGTTAAAAACTCTGTATCTGCGTCCAGCATGGCAATGGGGAGCTTCTGGAGCTTTACGTTATAAAGAGCTACCGTCTGGCTGCCAATGGAACTGCCTTCATCTTCATTGGTAATCTGAATTGTAAAGTACGGAAGTGCTCCCGTCTTTAAATAAGTTTTCAGCATGTTTAAAAATTCCGGTGTGCCATAGTATACCGTGGCGGAACCGGTAAGGGAAACACCTGATGTCTTTTTCTGTACCAGATTGGTTCCAACCACCTTAAAATCAGATTCCTGAAACTCTGCATCTGCCTGAATTTTCTTTAATCCGAACATTTCCACATTGCGTCCGTCAATTACTGCAAAGGCTCTTCCGGCCTTTCCGTTTAAAGCATCGCGTTCTAATAAAAAGCTCATAATCTACCTCCTCCTAATCCGTCAGGGTTGCTGTGATATAAATTTTTTCCACTGCAGCTACCGGCTGAATTGCCAGTGTTATTAAGACTGCATTCAGTGCATTTCCCGCTTCTACGGTCACATCATCAGATTCAAAATTCTGGATTCCTCCATTTGCCTGAATCTCATTTAAATACCCCACAATCCAGGATTTCAATAAGTCCCGGCCCGTTGCGTTGTTCTGAGTCTTCCCAACAAAGTTCTGGGAAAAATTCTTATAAATATCGCTGGTAAGAGTATCAGCCGTCCGAATTACCTGGTTTAAGCTGAATGCTTCTCCTTTGTTTGCCGTGTAAGAAGTAAGTGTATTAATATCTGACACAATCTTAACGGAACCGAATTCTTCAAAAAATACAATCTGCCCTTTGTCCAGCGCTTCATCAATTTCTGCTGATGTCAGACGTGGAGATACATCTGCTGCATTGGGATACTGGGCATAAACCAGAGACTCCGTATAATTTGCTCCTGCCTGCACACCGCCAACCCACCAGGTTGTTTTCTGTGGGGTAAGTGTAGTTCCATCTGAAAGCACCACCCCGTTTTTAACAGAGATGACTGCCTCAGTATCACTTTCAGCACCAGACATAACTGCCTGACACTTCCTTCCTGAATTTTCACGCCTCCGTTTAATAAAGGCTATGTATGCTTCCTTAATTGTGCTGTCAGCGCCGTCATAGATAAGAATCTGAAAATTACGGGATTCCAGAGCAGTTAAAAAATTGGAATACTCTGCATTTTTTACTGTGCCATCGCTGCCTCCTGTTAAAGAAGTTCCAGCTGAAGCTGTCAGGGTACCGCTGCCTGAAAAAGCAACCCAGTCGTTTTCTTTTAAATCAGAAACAGTTTTTCCTGTCTGAGTATTTTTTACTAATCCCTCTACAATGGTTCGTACTACATAATTTCCTGACTGATCCGGATCCTGGGTAAGTGAAACCGAAATATCATTACCACGTACCCCCTGATATCTTGCAGTAACAGTAAGATCACCAACAACAGCCGTGGCTTTTGCCGAGCCTTCTGCAGCTGGGCGGTAAAGCATAACCTTTGCAGGTCCGCTTGTACGCTCACTTCCTTTAAAAATCTCTCTTAAAAACAATGACTTTTCACTGGTTGCAGAGTAACCAATATATGACGTAAAATCGTCCCCTGCATTGATTGTCATAAGTTCTCCTTCTGGTCCCCATGACAATGGTTCACAGATTGCTACAATTCCCCTGTCCCCTACTTTAACCGACTGCTCCATACTTGATTTCACATTAATGTAAACACCCGGCTGCTTTTTACTTTGTGATGTCCATGTTCCTCCAGCCATTTACTTTTCCTCCTTATTTTCGAAAAATTTATCAAGAATTTCCTTTGCTTCTTCCAGTGTGTACTCCGGTTTTGTAAGAAGCACCTTTGCAAAGTCCGGTTGATATCCGGAAAATTCCTTGCTTGCAAGAAGTGCCTCCCTATTAAATTTTACCGGTTCCCTCACTGTTTTTTTTGTGTCCTTTGCTTTTGACATCTTTGATTCTTTCCCCTTTCTTTTTTATTTTTTAAGGCAGTGAATAATAATAAAAAAGAGTCTCCTGTGTGGAAACCCTTTTTCATACTACTAATATAGCATGTTGATTTGTCCCTTGATTACCAATCTTAATTTTTTCTTTTATCCAGAAGCCAGTAAAATTTACGGCGTCTGTCATAATATGTATTGTGACTGCAAGGAATTTCCATTATCATTCGCAAATATTCATACGTAATATCTTCCTCTGTCACGGCCTTTAATATATATTTGTAAATGTCCGCATCTGTTTCTATTGCCGTCTGTTCAATCAGCTTACAGTTCTGCTCAAGCATTACCCTTCTGATTGCAAGCTGCTGTGTAACGTCCACCGGACTATGAGACGATGGCATGCTGGCAATTCTCACAGATTTAACCGTATCTGTTTTATACTTAAGCTCCTCTCTCCATTCTCCATATTGAAGACACCAAAAATACAATTCCCAGAAACGGTTTTTACTGATTCCGTATTTGCTGTAATTTAAAGGTCTGACATTTCCCATTCTTTTATCCTCCCAGATATTTTTTTATTTACAGTCATGTTGCTCAACATTTATATTTGCCAAACTATATTTCAGGCAATTATTTTTTGGTTCAATACTTTGAACTAATTGAGTAAAAAATAAACCACATCCACCTATAACCGTTGATATACCTGATGTGACTTATTTTGTAAGCTTTTGAGTTCAATATTTTGAACTATCCGTATCATAACATGATTAGATTCTTCTGTCAACGCAAAAGTTCAATAATTCAAACCATAGGATTGTTATATTGAACTTTTATGTAACATATGATATAACAGATACAGAGAGGCGGTTTATATAATGAAAAATGAAAACACTGCTATTCGATTAAAGAAAATTATGGAAGATAAAAATTTACGTCAGACCGACATATTAAATCTGGCGATTCCTTTTTGCGAAATGTATAACGTTAAGATGAATAAATCTGATATCAGCCAGTATTGCGCTGGTAAAACAGAACCTAACCAGAAGAAATTGTTTGTACTTGGTAAAGCTCTTAATGTGAGTGAGGCATGGTTAATGGGTTTTGATGTACCTATGGAAAGAGTGCAGACTCCTGGTTCAAGCGAACATAAAGTCAGTGTTCTTTCCTCCGATAATGAGCTTTCTATTAATTATAATAAGCTTAATAGTGCAAATAAAAGGAAAGTACTTGACTACAGTAAGAATCTTTATCAGATACAGCTGATGGAGGAAGAGAATAAGCACCATCTTCTCACCAATGCTGCCCATGAACGGAAAGACATAGAAGTGACTGATGAAATGAGAGAATATGACAATGCATTTTTTGATGAGTAAATAAAATACAGAATGTCATTAGATAGTTACTCTTAACAAACAACGCCCTCCTGTATACCAGGAGGGCGTTGTTTGTTATACCGATTTATAAAGCATTTATCATTCCACCCAGGCTCCATCACTTCCTACTTTATATCCATCCGGGGTCGTTGTATTGGTGTACATGGCACCATCATTGCCACAGTAATACCACTTTGATTTCCAATTGATCCAACCGGTAACCATAGTTCCTGATTCATTCATAAAATACCACTTATCATTCTTAAATTGCCAACGGCTTCCGGGACCTTCCAGACCCTTCTTTGATTTGCCAAAACTGATTCTTGAAGCATCTTCGGAAGTCACCTGGAAAACATCTGACTTACACCATGTTCCCTTGAGGGAGGAATCCGTTACTGCACGGACCTGGTAGGAATACTTACCCTCCTTTGTTATATAAGCAGATAAATCATAATTGGGGTCTTTTGTAATAAATGAGCTTATCAATCCGCTGCCACGGTAAAGTCTTAACTGGTAATTATCGGCTTCACTTACCGCATCCCATCTCACCAGCCCATTTGTCTTATCCCATTTCAGCTCATTTACATTAAGATCAATCACGTTTAGACTATGGTTGCTGCCATTGTCATATAAGGCATCAAATACAATATAAACCTTTATATTTGTTTCATTCATCAAGCCGCCAATAACCGTTCCTTTTGCGCCGTTAATTTTTATATTTTTTACAGCCCGGCTGGAAAAAGTATAATTACCATCCGCATTGATCCGAACCACAAGCGTCGGCCGGTCAATCTCTTTAAAATCACCATCCGGCTCATCTATATCATATGCCTTATCTAAATGATACATATCAGAATCAGTTGTAACCACCACATCTAAATTACCGTCACCGTCAGCGGTTCCGCCAGCCGATACGATATCAATGGAAACATCATTGATTGTACTGGATGCCGCCATGGATGTAAATGGAACTGCCATAATAAAAAAAGCTGTACCTAAAGTAATCAAAGTCTTACTGCCACAAAACAT